TAGATAATAACTAGGAGGGTTAGAAAATGGCTTATAGTGCAAGTGGACTAACTCGTATTGGTGGTGACTCAAATGGTAGTTTGTGGAGATATACAACTACTGATGCGATAGCTACAGTAAATACTGCTGGTTACTTTAACGACTCAGCTAATATGCTTGCTGTTCGTGATATGATCATAGTGCATGATACTAACGCACCAACAACAAGTTTTGTAACAGTATTGTCTAATACTGGTACTGTTGTTGACGTATCTGATGGTACGGCAGTATCAGAAACTGATAGCGACTAATAGGTTGGGGCTTCGGCCCCACCTTTCTTTGAGGATTTTATATGGCGGTTTCAAGTACAGCGGCAAGTTCTCCAGTAGATGTATGTAGCCGCGCTCTTATTTTAATAGGTGCAGATCCTATTTCTTCTTTTGATGATGGTAACAATGAAGCATTAGTTTCTTCAAATATGTATGAAGATGTTGCTAGAGCATCATTAGTTAATACACGTTGGAGATTTGCAACAAACCAAGTTGTATTAAATAGATTAACTGAAGCACCAACAGGTCGTTTTGATGCAGCATATCAATTGCCAGCTGGATGGTTAATGACTCATGTTGTTACTGTAAATGATTTTCCAGTAGAATATCAAACATATGGTGATAAACTTTTTTGTAATGAAGATGCTTCTGCAAGTTTAGTTCTTGATTTTACTCATCGTGCTAACGAACAAGATTGGCCTTCATATTTTACATTGGCGGTTGAGTATGAGTTAGCTTCAGTATTTGCTTTATCTTTAGCAAGAGATCAATCACTTGCTACTTTAATGTCTCAGCAAGCAACTGTTACTATGGCTAAAGCTAGAAATTTAGATTCACAACAGCAGACAACAAGGAAACTTACAACAAGTAGATTTATTGTTAATAGGCGAACATAATGCAAAAAGTAAGAATACCAATAACAAACTTTTCGTTTGGAGAGGTAAGCCCATCTTTAACATCAAGAACAGATTCACCAATCTATAATCAATCTGCACAACGAGTTAAGAATTTTTTTTTAAGATCTGAAGGCGGTGTTATAAAAAGATCTGGTTTAGAGTTTATTCATAAATTTACAGATATAACTGTAGACACAAGTAAAAAACAACAAAGTAGATTATTACCATTTATATTTTCTGATGATGAGCAATATATTATTTCATTGCAGCATCAAAGTATAAGAGTTTTTCAAATTAATCCTTCTACTGGTGCAGTATCTTCTATTCAATCTTTAACTCAAGATATTAACTCTGCAACACTATTATTTGATCAAGATTTTTTGCATGAATATACATACGCTCAAGCAGGTGATGTTATGTTTATTGCTCATAATACATTTATGCCTCAATCAATTGTAAGAACTGGACTTACAACATTTCATGTTGAGCCTTTTGTTTTTGATGCAAGATCAGATGATAAAGTTGTGTTTCAACCATATTATCCATTTCAAACTGCTGGTATGACTTTAGATCCTTCTGCAACAAGTGGTAATGGGGTTACTCTTACAACAAGTTCTGCTTATTGGAATACTGATTCCCCATCAAAACATATAGGTACAACTATAAGATATAATGGAAATGAAATTGTTATAACTGGTGTAACAAATAGTACAGTTGCGACAGGTAATATTCAAGATACTTTGAAAAAAAGACTTAGCCCAGATTCATTACGAACAAATAATGGATCAAGCACTGTAGAAGTAACGCTTGCTAATCATGGTATGTCAGTTAATGACTCAGTTGATTTTGCAGATTGTAATGCTGTTGGTGGAATAGCTAATTCTAATCTTAACGGAACAAGAACTGTAACAGGTATTATTAGTAGTGATGTATTTACTTTTACTGCTGGTGGATCTTCAAACGCTTCTGAGCTTGGCGGTGGTACACCAACAGTAACAACACACGCACCAACCACAAGTTGGGATGAGCAATCATATTCTGGTCTTCGAGGATTCCCTGCTGCTGTTACATTTCATGAAAATCGTTTAGCTTTTGGTGGCACAGTAGGACAGCCAGATTCTATATGGTTAAGTAAGATTGCTCGTTATTATAATTTTGATGTAGCTGACGCAAAAGATAATGAGGCTATTCATTTGACTGCTGCTGTTGGAGAGGTGCAACAAATACGTCATTTAGTTTCTAATAGAGATCTTCAAGTGTTTGCAGCATCTGCTGAGTTTTTTGTACCTGCTTTTCAAAATCAACCTTTAACGCCAACTAATGCACAAATTAAATTACAAACACCTTTTGGTTCTGGATTTGAAAGACCACAAGCTATTGATGGTGCCACTTTATTTGTACAAAAGGGTGGTAAGATTGTAAGGGAATATTTGTTTAGTGATAGTGAAGCTGCTTATACATCTACAGCTATATCTACTATTTCATCACATTTAATAAAGACACCATTAGAAATGAATACATTATATGGTGCATTGTCTCGATCAGAAAGTTATGTGTTTATATTAAATGATGATGGAACATTATCTGTATTTAATTCTAATAGAATTGAAAAACGTGCTGGTTGGGTTGAGTTTGTTACTGATGGAGTTTTTCATTCTACTGTTACAATTGATGATAGAGTTTTTGCAAATGTTGAATATGATGATGGTGCTGGCACAAAAAGAATTACTCTTTGTGAGTTTAACTCAACATTTAATTTAGATAATGCAAAAAACTTTTCTGGTTCTTCTAGTGTTTTTGATGTGTCATCTGTTTTTGCTAATAATGCTAAAGTTAAAGTTGTAAGTGGTAATAATTATTTAGGTGAGTTTACTGTTACTAGTGGAAATGTAGATGTTTCTTCTGTAAGTGCTAATTTAATATCTGCTGAAATAGGTTATAGTTTTGATATTGAATTAACTACAAATCCTATAGATGCTTCTATTACAAGTGGTCCAGTAACAGGAACACCAAGAGGTATTGGAAGTGTATATCTTGATTTAAATAATACTTTATCATGTAAAGTTAATAATACATCTATGATTGTAAGAAATGTTACTGATGATTTATCAACAGAGCTAACAGCATTTACTGGAAAAAAAGAATTTAGATTGTTAGGTTATGATAGAGATCCAAAAGTAACTATATCACAGGATTCACCATTAGATTTACAAGTAAATGGATTAATTGCGGAGTTAATATTTTAATGTCAGTATTTCAGGTAATAGGTTTAGGCATGAAGTTTATGGGTGCGATGCAACAGGCTCGTGCTGAAGAACAGCAAAGTAAAGATACTGCTGAGAATATAATAACAGATCGTATTAGAGGTGAGGCTGCTGCTGCTCAAGCTCAAACCCAACGATATGCTCAGATGTTTGATGATATAGCATACAATGAAGGTGCTTTACTTAAAAATAGAGATTTTGATCAAAGCGTTACTGCGTTTATGGATTCTCAAAAAGATATAACATTTGATGATCTTCGTATAATGGCAAGTCAAGCAACTATGGAAAAATCAAAAGCAACTCTTCAAAGTTTACTTGAAGTTCAAAGAGGTAAGAATAGAGGAAGTGCTATAAGAATTAGTGCTGCTGCTGATTTTATGTCAGGTATTCATAGTATGCAAGCTACATCAGCTCCAACTGGATCAGCATGAGGTTTAAATGGCACAAGTAATTAGAAGAAAAGGTACAGCTACCAATCAGCGAATAGGTGTTGTTAGTTTTGATACTGATGCTGGTGCAATAGGTCGTTCACTTCAAAATGCAGGTGAGCAAATAAGAGAGCAAGCTTATCGTATTGATGCAGCAACCGCAGAAAAAGCTGGTCGAGATGCAGCTAATGCTATTGAAACTTCTAAGTTTAAAGTTTTTGATGCAGATGGAAAACCTGTGGCTTTACAAGTCCCAGAAGGTTATGGACGCATTGCAAGAGAAGCTTACCAAAAAGTAGTTGAACAAAGATTCGTTGACACAATGGATACTGACATTCGGCTAGAAGCACAAAGGCTTAGAGTAAAACATGATCGCAATCCTCTTGGCTTCCAAAATGAAATGGATGCTTATCTACA